TAATAACTGGTAATCGGGTATTGCTGCGTGTAATTTCGTTAATTTTGCCGCTAAAATTGTTTCGTAATCTAACGCTTCAATAAGCGTTGGTGCGGGTATGTTGGCAAGGTTTAGTGGGCTACTCATAAGTTAATGCCCTCAAGCTGTACCGCGTTGCCAGTGGGTATATACAAGCCATCTAGCGTTAAGCTCATGCTGCCTTCACCTGCTTTTGTTAATTGAATACGGGTCACTTTTAAACGCGGTTCCCATGTATCCAGTGCTTCGGCAATGGCGGCATAAAAATCAATTAAGCCGGCGTTGTTAATGGGTGCGTCTATTAAATCAAACAAGCGCGAACCATAGTCACGGCGCATAACGCGGCTGCCAATAGGGGTGGTTAAAATATCGGTAATAGATTGTTTAAGGTGCGCAATGCCCTTTAACGTAACCCCTTGGTGACGGTTCATCATAACGGTGAACTCGTTTCGCCACTAACACCGGCATGGGTGTGCCCTACAAGTGAGACACCACCACCAATACAGTCAATATTACCAATGGCCACATTGAGAGCAACCGTATTGATGTCAGCAATAACATTAAGGCTTGAATGAATATTTTCAGTGGCATCGATTGAACCAATAACCTCTAAATCGCCTATGATTCTAACGCCACCAGATGCGGCATTAATAAGCACTCCGTCGGTCGCTTCAATAGTCAACCCACCCGTAGACACCAGCTCAGTGGTCGCACCAGCGGGCAGTATCGCTTTTAAATGATGTGTTGCCCGGTCGTATTCAATAACCGCACCGTCTTTATAGCGTATATGGTGTTTGTTGGGGTCGTTAACCGGCGGTGGGTTACTGTTTTGGTACAAGCCCTTTAAAACCACCGCTTGGCTTAGCTCGCCACTGGGTGCAAGTACCATCACTTGTTCGCCAATATCGGGGGCGTGCCAGCTAATATCGTCGCCTGCTCGGTGGGTTAACCAGGCAAGCCAGGTTGTTAATGTGCCGCCTATTCTTATTCTAACCATGGCATTCGCCGCATCAAACTGCTCTACAACACCTATACGTATAAGGTTGCTCACACGGCGGTTAAGCTCGGTTATTTCATATTCATTTTGAGTGGTTGCATCGCTCATTAGCTTATTCTCCAATAATCGTCAATATGCGGAATACCAATCTCAGGCGCTATGCCTAGCCATATTTCAGTGGGCACAACACCGTTGCCATCCCATACCGAGTCGCCAAGGCGTAGGGTTTGGTTCCAGCGAACCATCACCACGCCTAAGCTATTTTTAATAAAATAGGGGCTGGCGGCAGGTTTAAGTTTTAATTGTGTGGGCTTGCTTATTTGGCGCAAACCAAAGCGGTTATTAGGCAGTGATCGCAGCACCTGCTCGCCCAGTTCTTGGGCGTTTACATTACGGTTGGTGGTGCTGTTGGCCGTTTGGGTAATAACATAGGCGGTAAATTGGCAGTCAACGTCTAATTGTTCTGTACCGGTATCGCTTACTTCATCGGCTTGCGAAAAATCAACCAATACCGCCGGGGTTTTAATGCGTACTTTACTGGCCGATAAGCCGCTAAACTCGCCCGCATAAAGCGATACCGACACCCCGCTTAAGCGTTGCTTAAAGTCGGCAACAATGGCGGTTTGTAGCAAATTGATGCTGTTATTGTTCATTAAATAAAGCTCTTATCTTTGCGGTTAAAGGTGTTACCCCCGGTGTGCATATACACGTTGTTTTTACTGCTTGGCTTATCGCCTGTGGCGGTAATGCCTATGCTCACATCGCCTTGCGATACGGCTTTTAAAAACTTAACGGCATCGTTATAACGTTTGTTCACTTGCTCTATGGCTACATCGTCGTACAAGTAATACCGTGCAATATCGCAAGCAATACGTGCGATGGATTTAGGCACGGGGTTTATGGGTAATGGGTAACGAGAGGCTAAATAGCCATCTATTTCACCTTCTGCATCGCTAATGGCACGGTCAATAACCTCGGTATTAATGGCCCCGGTATTGTCGTTATCTGATAAATCAATCAGCTCTTTCAAGCCGTATCGGTTGGTCAAATCTTGTAGCGTGCAATAACTCATGGTTACAAGGCCACCACAATAAACATGCTGTCGGCGGTTAGTGTGGCCAGCTCGCTATCGTTTAAAGTAACGGCTGTTTTACCGGTCCACACGCGGCCAAGGCGTCTAAAGCCATTGGTTTTAACGGTAACGTGGTGGGTCGGGCTTGGCTCAGGGGCTGCTTGTTCTTGTTCAGCGTCTGATTCTGCTTGTTGTTCGCTTAGGTATAGGCTCCACGCGGTATTTCGCTGGCTAGCGGTTACTTTGCTTGCGCCTTCAAGCATTTGTAATTGCGCCACGGTGGGCTTTTTAGTAAAGGCTTGCTTGCGTAAAATGTTTAATAAAGTCATGTTTGGCTCCGTAAAAGGGTTAATACAGAGGGTGTTGCCACCCTCTGTTATGGCTTAGGTTTTTAAGCTAAACCCGTGCTACCTTGCGAGAGCTGCCAAAAGCCATAAATACCAGTGGCGCGGGCTTCTGCGCCAAACTTATATTCGGCTTTCATAAACACATCGTCGTTTTCCATGTCGGTTTGCGAGACAAACACCGGGCGTTTACGCATTTGCACAATAAACGGCTTAACCACGCCAGAGGTCACATGTAAGAACCAAGCGGTGCTTGAAATAAGCCCGGGGTTAACTAATACGGTGGCTGTGCCTTTGTAAGGGTTGGGGCTGTTATCGTCGAGCTTGTCGGCATTAATAAGCTTATTAGCCACGGCCTCTAATGCGGGCGGTACTTCCAGTACATTGGGCACTAAGCGCAAGGGCATTCCTTCATCATCACGTAGGCTCATAATGGCGGTACGGGCTTTACCGTAGCTATTAAGCACATCGGCTGGGGTGGCGCTGCTTAAGGCGGCGGTTAATTTATTCGACACCGATTCGCCGTTTACATCGTGGTCGGTATCGTAAAAATACTGGCCATCAATGCCTTTATTGGCAAAGGCGTTGTTTTTTAAATCGTCCACAATAATGTCATGCAGTTCTGCCGCACTGTCGCCCGCCATTTGCGATTGGGTGTGGTAAATACCTAAGCTGTCGTCTTCAATATCGTTACGCTTAACCGATATAGTGGTTTCCCAATCTTCATTAACAGCGGTGTAGTTAAAGGCCGCTAAGGCTTTAATGTGTTTTTCGCCCACCCATTTACGAAACTTGGGAAAGCGGGCAAGCCACGCATAATCTTCACTGCGGCTATTCGATTGCACTTCCATTGCGGTGGTTTGCCATGAGCCTGTTCGGGCTTTTAAGGCGTTATTAAAGATCGTTTTAAGACCGGTAAAAATGGTATTAATACTGGATTTGTTAACAAGCATTGTTTTTCCTTATATAAGTGAGTAATGAATTAGCTGAAGGTGACCCAAACGCCATCAAGATCAACATCCACAATTTTTCCGGCAACGCTACGGCTACCGCCGCCATCGTTATCGGCCACGGTATGGTCATCAACCACATAAGCTAATGCGCCTATATTGGCTCTCGCCACTGTGCCATCGTTATCGACACTAAACGTGCCGGTACGCACTTGAAGGCTTACATCACCTGCATTACCTGTTCGGTTATCAACCATTTCTTCGGCACGGCCTAGGGCTATTAAGCCGGTTGCGGTGGTTGCTGGGGCGGCATTTAGGTTGCCATCTAACACCACGATTGCACCGGCAAAAACTTGCACACCCGCTGCAACGGGGTGGTTAAACTCAATGCCTTCGCGCTCTTGTGTGTGTCTGTCTTTTGTTAAATTTGCCATGGGTTTATGCCTGCTCTGCTAAGGTTTTTTTAAAGTCTTCAGGGGCTAGCCCAAGTTGCGAGCACACAGCCATTTGCTCGGCATTAAGTACCGCATGGCCGTTTTCATCGAGGGTTTTTCCTGCGGTTTGCACCCCGGTTAAGGCCGCCATGGTGGGGGCATTGGCTAAAAAGTCGGTTAAACCTTGTGTGCCTAAACCGCGTGCCCATTTTTCTTGTGCGGGGATCAGCTTGCCATCGGCCTTTGCGGCAGCAATGAGCGAATCAATATCGTTTGTTTCAACAGCGGCGGTTAAGGCGGCTATTTCACCTTGCATTTGAGTAATGGCTTCCATTGCGCTCGTAGGCGTTTGGGCGGTGGCTGCCGCCAGTGCTTCATCGTTTTTGGCCGCTTGGGCGGTGAGTGCAGCAATGTTTGTTTGCAAGGCGGTGGTCGCAGCCAGCACCTCATCAGCGGTGGCGGTTTCGTTAAGCCCCAATAGGGCTAATAGTTTTTTATCCATCGGTTGTTCCTTAAGTTGGGTGGGAATCAGTTTTGCAGCCGCCAACACAACCCCCGCCATGCCATCGACGGCGGGGTTGTTGGTTAGGGCAACGTGTAATAAATCAAGCACACGGCCTGTTTGCTTGTCGTATGAGAAAACGGGCGATAAATAACGGTATTCGTTGGCCGCAATATGCGCTTTTGCAGGCTCTGTCCACGTGGGGTTGGTGGCCATTAAGCCTTTACCTGCTGCCCAATG